TCGAGCTGGTGGTCGACCCGGCCTTCATCGCGAGCTTCATGGACGCGTGCGCCCAGGTCGGGCTCGAGGTGTGGCTCTACGGCGGGCCCGACAAGCCGGTCGGCCGCGGACTGAAGATCGTGGCGCACGCGCAGGGCACACGGGTGATGTTCGAGGACCGGCAGCTCTGCATGCCGCACTCGATCACGAAGACCGAGGACGCGATCCTCGACGAGCGGATCATCATCGACAATTCGCCGGTGACCTACAGCTGCGCGGCGAACGCGGCGATCGATGCGGATGGCCAGGGCAACCGGGCCTTCAACAAGAAGCGTTCGCGCGGGCGCATCGACGGGATGGTCACGACCACGATGGCCGTTGGCGCGGCAACCGCCGCCGACAAGCCAAAGAAGAAGTCCGTCTACGCCAGTCGCGGCGTGTTCAGGGTCTGACAGGAGGTCCGATGGGATTGATCGACCGCCTGCTCGGCCGTGCCGGGCGGGCACCCTCGTCCACACCGGTGATCGCCGACAAGAAGATCGCGCGTGGGGGCGTCAGCGCCTTCACGTCCTACGACATCGACAGCCCGGTCCTTGCCGAGTTCCTGCGCGATGGGCGTGTGTCGGCCTCGGGCATTAGCGTCAGCGAGACGATGGCGCTGCGCAACAGCACGTTCTTCCGGGCCGCCCACCTGATCTCCAGCGCGATGGGCATGCTGCCGACGCACCTGATGCGGCGCACGGTGGACGCGGCGGGGAAGGAGACGATCGGCAAGGCGAAGGACCATCCGCTCTACCGGATCCTGCTCAAGCGCCCGAACCAGTATCAGACCGCGCTGGAGTTCAAGTCCTACATGCAGCTGCTCGCGCTGCTGGACGGCAACGCCTACGCCCTCATCATCCGCGGCATCGCGCGCGGCAAGCCGAACCAGGTCATCGCCCTCGTTCCGCTCAAGCGGAAGTCGGTCACGCCCGAGCTGTCCGACGATTGGAAGCTGACGTTCAAGTATCAGCGGCCCGGTGGCGGCGTCGTCACCCTCAAGCCCGAGGACGTGTTCCACTTCCGCCACCCGATGACGCGCGACGGCCTGAAGGGCGTCGACCTCCTCGATATGGCCGTCAACGCGATCGGCATCGCGGCGCAAGCCGAGAAGGCCGCGGGCAAGGTGCTGAAGGGCGGCGTCATGGCCGGCGGCGCCCTCGAAACGGACAAGACCCTCGGCGACGAGGCGATCGACAATCTGCGCGAGAGCATGCGCGAGCGTCAGGTCGACGGCGAAGCCGCCGGCGAGTGGCTGGTCCTGGAGGAGGGGCTGAAGGCGAAGCCGTTCGTGACCTCCGCGAAGGACGCGCAATTCGACGAGATGCGGAAGCGCCAGGCGGAGGAGGTCTCGCGCTTCACCGGCGTGCCGCGCCCGCTGCTGATGTTCGACGAGACCAGCTGGGGCAGCGGGATCGAGCAGCTCGGTCTGTTCTTCGTCACCTATTGCCTGATGCCGTGGTTCGTCGCGTGGGAGCAGGCGATCGAGCGGTCGTGCTTCACCGAGGCCGAGCAGGACGCGGACGAGCTCTACGTCAAGTTCAACGAAGGCGCGCTGCTGCGCGGCTCGCTGAAGGATCAGGCCGACTTCTTTGCCAAGGCCCTCGGCCCGAACAGCGCCTACCGCACGCCCGACGAGGTTCGCGGCGCCTTCGACCTCAACCCCATTCCCGGCGGCGACACGCTGCCGGCCTCCACCGCCCAGCCGGCGGCGTCGCCCAAGGAACCTGCCGATGAATGATCAACCTTGCACGCCCGGCCGCCCGGCCGCGGTGAAGACGATCAATGGCCGCCCGCTCCCGGGTGAGAAGCCTGCGTCGACGACGCCGACCTTGCCGCGTTCGGTCATCGGCGGCGTGAAGGCGCGCGCGCGACCGATGGCGCTGCCCGTGCCCGCCGATCGTCGCGTGTCGGCGTTCTCGCCGCTGCCCGTCATGGATCGATGGGGTGAGGATGCCGCCGGCATCCGTCCGGCTGCGCTGGAGTCCGGCGACAACGTCATCACTATGTTCGACGTCATCGGCGAGGACTGGTGGACCGGCGGCGGCGTGACCGCGAAGAAGGTCGCCGCGCAGCTGCGCGCGATCGGCGACCGGCCGGTCGAAGTGCAGATCAATTCCGGCGGCGGTGACATGTTCGAGGGTCTCGCCATCTACAACGTGCTGCGCGAACACCCGCAGGCCATCACGATCAAGGTGATGGGGATGGCGGCGTCCGCGGCGTCGGTGATCGCGATGGCCGGCGACACGGTCGAGATCGGCGCGGCTTCCTTCCTGATGATCCATAACTGCTGGGTCGTCGCCGCCGGCAACCGCAACGACTTCGCCGAGGTGGCCGAGTTCCTCGCGCCGTTCGACCAGGCGATGGCCGACGTCTACGCCGCGCGCAGCCAGCAGGACGCGAAGGACTGTGCGAAGTGGATGGACGCGGAAACGTGGCTGTCCGGCTCGCTGGCGATCGAGCGGGGCTTCGCCGACACCCTGCTGCCGGCCGACCAGATGAAGGTCGACGACAAGGCGAAGGCGGCCGACCGCGATGCGAACGAGGTTCGCGCGCTGGAACTGACCCTCGTCAACAGCGGGATGACGCGCGCACAGGCGCGCGCCCGCATCAAGAGCCTCAAGGGCACGCCTGGCGCTGCCCCTGACCCTGCCGACACGCCTGGCGCTGGCGGCACCGGGCTGAGCGACACGTTCGCCGGCCTTTTCTCCACCATCCGAAGCTGAGAGGCACAACATGAAGTATACGACGAAAACCGCCCTCGCGGCGGTGGCGACGGTGCTCGCCCATCCGATCCGCGCGCTGTTCGCACCGTCCAAGCCCGCGCTGACGCTCACCGCGCCCGTCATCCCGACCCCGTCGGCGATGCCCCGCGCGCTGGTCGGTGCGACCATCCGCGCCGATGCGAGCGATCCGAAGAAGCTGGTTGAGCAGTTCCAGGCAGCGTTCGAGGAGTTCAAGAAGACGAACGACACGGCGATCGGCGCGAAGGCCGACGACGCGCTCGTCCAGTCCAAGCTCGAGGCGATCAATGCCACGCTGAACACCCTGGAGGTGTCGCTCAACGACCACGCGACCAAGCTGGCGGCGTCGTCGCTGAACGGCGGCGGCAAGGTTGCGCCGTCCGACCCGGAATACAGCAACGCCTTCGCCTCGTTCATGCGCGCCGGCGGGCGCGAAGACGAGTTCAAGCTCAACGCCGAGCAGAAGAAGGGTCCGCGCGCAGCCATGTCGGAGGGCGTGCCCGCCGACGGCGGCCTGCTGACCCCGGTCGAGTGGGATCGCACCATCTCGGGTCGGCTCAAGCTGATCACGCCGATGCGGTCGGAGTCGACCGTCATCACGATCTCGAAGGCGGGCTTCACCAAGCTGTTCACCGATCGTGCGGTCGGTAGCGGCTGGGTCGGTGAGACGGCGTCGCGCCCGGCAACCGCCACGCCGCAGTTCACCGCGCTCGCCTTCGGCCTGGGCCAGCTCTACGCGAACGCCGCGGCGTCGCAGGACGTCCTCGACGATGCCGAGATCGACCTGGAGAACTGGCTGACCGGCGAGATCGAGACCGAGTTCTCGCGGCAGGAGGGCATCGCCTTCGTCGCGGGAGACGGCGTGAACAAGCCCTTCGGCTTCCTCAACTACGCCACCGGCGGCACCGCTGCGGCGCGCCACCCTTGGGGCGCCATCGAGGTCGTGAACAGCGGCGCGGCCGACAAGTTCACCACCGACGGCGTGGTGGACGCGGTCTACAAGCTGCCGGCGGTCTACACCCCGAACGCCAAGTTCTTCACGAACCGGACGAGCCTCGGCGCGATCCGCAAGCTGAAGGACGGCCAGGGCAACTACATCTGGCAGCCGACCTTCGTCGCGGGGCAGCCTTCGACGCTCGCCGGCTACCCGGTGGTGGACATGCCCGACATGCCGACCGCTGCCGCCAACGCGCTGGCGATGGCGTTCGGCGACATGCGCGAGACCTATCTGGTCATCGACCGGATCGGGTTCCGCGTCCTGCGCGACCCGTACACCAACAAGCCCTACATCTGCTTCTACTGCACCAAGCGTGTCGGTGGCGGGGTGAAGAACCCCGACGCGATGAAGATCATCAAGGTCGCCGCGAACGCCTGAGCCATCCCCAACCTCACCGGGCCAGCATAGCCGCTGGCCCGGCTCTTCGAAGCGCCGTCGAGCGCGACGCTTCGGTGAGCCCCGAAGGAGACCATCATGAACGACCTGACCAAGCTGCTGGACGGCAGCATCGACGACGTGAAGGCCGGCCTCGCCGGCAAGAGCCATGACGACCTTCTGAAGCTGAAGGCGGCGGAGCAGGACGGGAAGACCCGCAAGGGCGTGCTCGACGCGCTTGAGGCGGCGCTGACCGAGGCGGACAAGGCGCGTGCCGGCGGCACGGTGGCGGGCGCCGCCACCCATGCTTCGGTGGCGGCCGACTTCGACGGCTCGGGCCCGGCGAACATCGCGCCGGCCGATACGATCGACACGTCGGGCGCTGCCCAGCAGATCGTGCCCGACGTCGACATGTCGCACCCCGCGGTCGACGCGGATCCGCGCGCCGGCACGACCGAGACGCAGAACCGGATCGACTTCAACGACCCTCGCAAGAGCGGGGCCGAGGTCGTCGAAGAGGCGCTGAAGCGCTGATCTAGTCGTCCGGCTCCGGCCGGATGACGGCGGGGACGGTTCCCCCTTTGCCGTCCCCGCCACTCCATCTTCCGAGGTAGAACATGGGCACCACACCGCTCGCCGCCGGCACGAACGTCTCCGAGACGATCGGCGGCAAGGAATACGGCCGCTCGCTGCTGGCCGACACCGCCGGCACCGACGCGATGGGGCTGGTCGCGAATGCACCCGCCGCCAACACGCTGCTCGGCCGGTTGAAGGCGGTCGTCGACGCCGTCCTGAGCCTGATCGGCCTGACCGCGCCCGCGAACAGCTTTTTCGCGATCACGCCGGGCGCCACCGCCCTCGCGACCGTCCCGGCCGCGATCTACGTGTCCGGCGCGGGCAACCTGGTCGTCCGCGGCGCCGACGGCAACGATGCCACCTTCGTCGTGCCGGCCGGCGCGATCGTCCCGATCCGCCCGCGCTACGTTCTCGGCGCGACGACCGCGACCGGCATCGTCGGGCTGATCTGAGCATGCTGCCGCTGATGATCGCCGCCGGCGTCATCGCCGCGCAGGCGGAGCCGGCCGCTGGCGAGATCGTCGCCAGTGCCGACTGCACGGTGACGGCGGTCACCCGGCAGGCGGAGGTCGCGATCGCCGCGGGCATCCCGCAGGGCGCGCCGACATGGCCGCAGCCCTACGATCCGGGCGATCACGTCCCCTACGCCTTCGACTTCGCGCCGTTGATGGCCGAGGACGAGCGCATCGCCAGCATCGCCGCCATCCGGCTCGGCAGCCAGGCGGCGGCGCTGGGGATCGCGGTCGATCAGGCGGCCGGATACGCGCCGACGATCGACGTCGACGGCGGTCGGAAGGTGCAGGTGTGGCTGCTGGTGAGCGCACCCTATCAGGGCGACGGTCAGTTCGACGCCGGCGGCGTCAGGATGGTCGTGACGTTCCAGGTCGTTACCGACGCGCTGCCGCCCAAGCGCTTCGAGCGGTCGGCGGTCCTCGTGGTGCGTCAGCTATGATCGTCGACTGCGGCAGCCGCCTGCGGCTCGACATCGACGGCGTCTTCAGCGGCACCGCGGGTGTCGCCGATGGTCGCGTGTCATTCGTCCCCAACCGGTTCGGCAAGTCTCCGGCGCAGGCGCGAGCGGGCGTCCTCGACGGGGTCGCCGTGACGCTCGCGCCGGTCAAGGACGCCACCGGCCCCTTCTGGACGTCGCGCTACGAGGTGCTCTCATGACGATCGACCAGATGCGGCAGATGCTCGGGCTCGCGCCCGAGCTCACCGATGCACAGGTCGTGGCTGCCTATGCCGCCCACATCGGCGCGTCGCCGGAAGCGCCCACGGTCGGTCAGCTGCCGGTGTCGCTGCTGGAGGCGCGCGACCACCTGCGCCTCGCGCCCGACGAGACCGAGCTCGAGCAGCAGATCGTCGGCTTCATCGAGGACGCGGCGGCGTGGGTCGAGCGCTATACCGGGATGCTGCTCACGCAGCGCGAGGTGACCGAGACCCTGACCGGCTTCTCGTCCCCGCGCCTGCGCGCATGGCCGATCGCCGCGGACGCCTCGGTGTTCATCACCTATGCGGGATCCGACGGCGCGGTCCTGGTCGACGGCGCGCGGCTCAACATCGGCCGCCGGCCGGCCCAGCTGCTGCCCGCCCCCGGCACCATGTGGCCCCGCGTCGCGGCCGGAACGCCGATCGCGGTGACCACGACGGCCGGCTTCGCCAACGCCGACGACGTCCCGCGCAACATCCGCAGGGCCATGCTGATCCTCATCAGCGCGTTCGAGTCGGACCGTGAAGGCGGCGACGTCTTCGCCAAGGCGGAGGCCGCCGCGAGGCGGCTGTGCGCGCAGTACCGGGTGCGCACGCTGTGAGCGTCGGCAAGGGGATGGCGAGCCGCTTCAACCGACTGATCCGCATCGAACGCCCGGTCGAGGACGAGGAAGGCGACGGCGCCGGCTCGGGCACCTGGGCACTGGTCGGCACCACCTATGCCGAGGTCATCGACATGCTGCCCAGCCGCGGCGAGCGGCTGGCGGACGGCGTGAACCTGAGCGCCCGCCTTACCCGGGTCCGCATGCGCTTCCGCACCGACATCGCGCCATCGATGCGCTTCGTCATGGGGGACCGCACCATGCAGATCGTGTCCGGACCGGCGGAGATGGGGCGGCGTGAGGCGATCGAGTTCATGACCGAGGAATATCGGTCGTCGGGGAACGCGGCCTGATGCCGACGGTGAAAGGACTCGACGCCGTGCACAGCATGCTGGCCGCTCTGCCGCAGCAGCTCGCCGAGAAGGTGCTGCCCGGTGCCGCCCGCGCCGCCGCGAACGTCATCGCCGAGGAGGCGCGATCGCGGTCGGTTTCGAAGGAGGTCACCGCCGCGATCAAGGTCCGCGTGACGAAGGAGGACGTGCGCATCGTCGGGAAGGTGCAGGTCCGCGGCAAGGGCGCGTATCTGGCGCCCTGGCTGGAATACGGGACGAAGGGGCACTTCATCACCGTCGACGACAGCCAGCGTGAGGGGCGCACGGCCGGGCGGATCAACCGCCTCGACAAGGCCGCGCGGGAGGAAGGCCGCGCCGGACCGGGCGACGCCATCCGCGCCCTGAAGATCAACGGCAAGTTCGTCGGCACCACCGTCTGGCATCCGGGCGCCGACGCCCATCCGTTCATGCGCGTGTCGCTCGACGTGAAGGAGAAGGACGCGGTGCGGGCGGCGCAGGCATACATCAACTCGCGCGTTGCGCAGCTGTCGCGCACTGGCGTGATCGCGGGCGGGGACGGCGGCCAGTGAGCGGCGTCGACATCGTGACCGACCTGCTCCGCGCCGACGCGGCGATCCTGGCCGTCGTGCCTGCGAAGCAGATCAAGGCGGTCGCACTGCCCGACGACGCGCCGCTGCCGTCGCTGCTGGTGCGGTCGATCAGCGAGGTCGAGCGGGTGAAGCTGCGTCGGGGCGCATCGGTCCGGATCACCGAGCGTGTGGAGGTCGTCGTGCGCGCGGGATCGTTCCGCGAGGTTCGCGACCTGCGGGTGCTGGCGCGCAATGCGTGCGCCGGCCGCACAGGGGACCTGAGCGGCGTCAGCGCCGTCTCGATCACCAACGCTGGCGGTGGGCCGGACCTGGTCGGTCCGAACCGCAGCTACCAGCGCGGACAGGATTTCCGGGTCTCATTCGAGACGCCGGCATAGCGAAGGAGACCATCATGTCGGACCAGAAGAAGACGAAGCAGGCGTTCATCGTCAGCGATTTCAAGGACGCCGATTTCGACGGCACCGGCGTCGAGCGCGCGTTCGTTGAGGGCAAGATCGAGCAGATCCCCGAGGGTGTGTTCGGCAATTACGAGGCCGCCGGTCTCGTCCGCACCCCGACGGCCGACGACAAGAAGGCCAACGCCCCGACCACCTGATCCCCGAGCGGCCCGCGACCGCCCGGACCCCCGATTGCCCGCCGGGCAATACCCCCGCCCGCCGTTCCCGGCGGGTTTTTTTATGGAGAAGACGCATGGGTTCCACCACCGCGGCGGGTTCGGCACTCGCCATTTCGGCCGCTGCCCCCGCAACCCAGGACGCCGCGGGCTACGCGGCCCTGACCTACACGGCCATCGGCCAGATCGAGAAGATCGGCACGCTCGGCGCGACCTTCGCGAAGGTCGAGTTCCAGCCGCTGTCCGGTCCGAAGCAGAAGCACAAGGGATCGGCGGACTACGGCTCGCTCGCTCCTTCGATGGCGCACGACGAGGCGGACGCAGGGCAGACGCTGCTGCGCACCGCAGCCGACGACGAGACCTCGAAGCTCTACAGCTTCATGGTCACCTATCCGACCGGTGCGAAGCGCTACTTCCAGGGCCGCGTCTTCGGCTCGCCGGAGATGGTCGACGGCGCGGACTCGGTCATCATGGCCAACCCGACGATCGAGGTGTGCACCAAGGTCGTGAAGGTCGCCGCCGCCTAACCTTCCCGAGAT